AAGAAATTAGAGTATGTAGAAGAAAGAACTTATAATGAAGTCATAGGTGAAATGCTTAAAGACACTGGTATTAAAACTAAAGTAATTAAGCAATATTTGCCAGTGATGAATAGATTAATTAATCAGTATTTACAAATACTTGATTTCTTTGTATCGTTTCATTTAGATGAAAACTTTAACGAAACGATAAGGTCAAGACATAGAGACTCATTTAACTATGCTTCTTTTTCAGAAGGCGAAAAACAAAGAATTGACTTAGCTCTTCTCTTTACCTGGAGACAAATAGCTAAAATGAAGAATAGTGCAGCATCTAACTTGTTAATATTAGATGAAACATTTGATTCAAGTTTAGATATCGATGGGGTGGATAACCTAACAAAAATACTCGATACTTTAGACGATGGAAGCAATGTATTTATCATATCGCACAAAGGCGATGTACTTGAAAACAAATTTAGAAGCAAAATAGAGTTCTTTAAAGACAAAAACTTTTCTAAAATTAGATAACACTATAATCACCTTTGTGAAAAAAGAGGGATTAATTTCACAAAAATCGTTTACATTTGCAGAGAATATGATATAATATATACATATTTCAGGATAAGGAAACAAAATGATAAAACACAAAAGCACCCTTGCTAAATTAATGGCTAGAGAAAACATTACCGTGCAATATGGTAATTATCAAACTGCTTGGTTTGATATCAAAAACAGAGTATTAGGATTACCTATGTGGAAAGACATGGGTAAAGACGTATCTGATTTATTAATCGGACATGAGGTAGGACATGCACTCTTTACACCTTTCGAAGGTTGGCATGATAGTCCTGAAAAACTAGAAGGATGCCCTCGTTCATATATCAATGTTATTGAAGATGCTAGAATTGAAAGACATATAAAAGAAGCTTATGTTGGTTTAGTTGGTCCTATGTCAAGAGGATATAAGAAACTATTTGATGACGGTTTCTTCGGGGACACAGAGTCACTTCAGTGGGATAAAGTAAAGTTGATTGATAAAATCAATTTGCATGCTAAAGTAGGGAATCTATTAGATGTACCATTCACTGATGAGGAACAAGTATATATGGATAGAGCTATGGAAACAGTGACCTTTGAAGATGTCACTAATCTTGTAAGAGACATATTAGAATATACTAAAGAAAATCAAGAAGAGTTATTAAAGCCTCAACAACCAGAAGTTGATTTACCAGAAGATGGTGAAGATGAAAAAGAGCAAGAGCAACAACCTTCAATGGGCCATGATGATATGGATAATTCAGAAGAAGAAGATGCTCAAGCAAAAACTAAAAACAAAGGTGATGATACAAATCAACCTACAGATAACGATGAAGCTGAACAGGATAAAGAAGCTGAAAGTAAAGCACCTGTTGAAGAAGATGTATCTGAAACAGATGAAAACTTTAGAAGAAAAGAGCATACATTAATCGATAAAGATGAACATGGTGACCAACCACTTATTGGTAATTCTTTTAGTAAAGAAGTAGCTAAAAAAATAGTTATTCCATATAAGCAACTTGCTGAAGAAAGAAAAGCAAGACTTGCTAGTGCTGATACTTCTTATGATGATGACAGATATATGAACAATGAATACTATACTAACTACAAAACTATTGAAGAAATTCAAGCTGATTATAAAGGTCATATTAAACAAGTTAAAAGAAATGTTAACTTTGCTGTTAAAGAATTCGAAATGAGAAAAGCAGGGTATAGATACACAAGAGCAACCACAGCTAAAACAGGTTCAATTGATGTTAATAGACTATGGTCTTACAAAACTAATGATGATATATTCAACAGAGTGACTAAACTAGCTGATGCTAAAAACCATGGAATGATGATGGTTATTGATTTTTCTGGTTCAATGAACGATATTATGCATGATGTTTTAGACCAACTTATTCACTTAGTTGTATTTTGTAAAACAGTTAATATACCATTTGATGTATATGCATTCACTAATCAAAACAGAGCTCTTGGTGGTAGATACTGGCATGACGATTCAGATAATAATGTTGAAGCTCCAAAAATGATTGATTCAGAAGTAAATCACAGTGCATTATCAATGCCTCAACTTATTGCATCAACTCTTAAAAAAGCTGATTACGAAGAAGCATTACAACACTTATATACTAGAATGGAATTAGCAAAAGACAGATATACATATAGAGAAAGATATGTTATGTCACCTAATGAAGAATATGGTTCAACACCATTGAATGAGGCTCTTATTCACTGTCATACACTGATTGATAATTTCAAAAGGTCTAATAATGTAGACAATATGAATCTAGTAGTAATATCAGATGGTGATGCTAACGGCCTATCAGTAGCTAGGGACCCTAAAGCTCCAGTTGAAAAACATGGCTTAACTTATGGTGGTGCAATAATCAACATCATGGGAAGACATGTAAAAATGAATGATACTAGAAGAGGTGCTACAAAAGCATTACTTGAAAACATTAAAAAGAGATTTGATACTACAACAATTGGCTTTTTCTTAGCTGATAACAGTCATAATTTTAAATACAAAATTCAAGATTGCGATAGAGAAGCTCACTATGGAGATGATTTTAAACCATATAATAAAGAGTATCAAAAGAACAAATGCGTAACGTTTAAAGGCAAACTTGGATATGATGAGCTATACATCGTCAAATCTTGGAAAGGAGCTTTGAATACTGACGCAGTTGATTTTGACCCAGATGCAGATGCATCCAAAGGTCAATTAACTTCACAGTTTAAGAAGTTTAGTAAGTCTAAAAAGCTTAATAAAACTCTCTTAACTAACTTTGGAAAAGCAGTTGCTGAGTAAGGACAACACTTTTATGCTAATTATTTTTAATTATTTTCACAAAAGTCGTTTACATTTACGAAGAACTATGTTATAATATACATATAAATTGATAAGGAGAAAAACTATATTATGAAAAACTTGAAAAAATCCACAGAAATTATCTTAACTGAGCTGGCTAAAAGATATCCAGACCAAACTCAGTTTAGAAAAAATGTTATAGTCGAAGTTGGCGAAAGCTTCGGTTATTCCGGTAAAGATTGGGACCCAATCATGACTAAACAAAACAGAGTCAAGATTGGTACTTATGATTTAGCCGGTCTTATAGAACCACTAAGAGAAGTAGCAATTGCTAACAACGTGGTTCAAATGCCTCAAGCTGCGGCTCAAATGCAGTCAATCGTAAATGAAGAAAAAACCTATGCTACAGTCGATAAGACTTTCGTACCATGGGGTGCATTTTCTGATATCGTAAAAATTGTCAAATCAAATATGTTTTACCCAACATATATTTCTGGTTTGTCTGGCAACGGTAAAACTTTTATGGTCGAACAAGCATGTGCTAAAGTTGGCAAAGAGTTTATAAGAGTTCAAATCAATCCTGAAACTGATGAGGATGATTTACTTGGTGGCTTTAGACTAATCAATGGAGAAACAGTTTTCTCTAAAGGTCCAGTTCTTAAAGCAATGGAAAATGGCGCTATCTTACTTCTTGATGAAATTGATAGAGCAACAAACAAAATTATGTGCTTACAAGGAATCCTTGAAGGCAAACCAGTTCTTGTTAAAAAGACTGGAGAGGTTGTCACACCTGCTGAAGGTTTCAATGTAATAGCAACAGCTAATACTAAAGGTAAAGGTTCAGAAGACGGTAGATTTACAGCGGCTTCAATCATTGATGATGCTTTCCTTGAAAGGTTTACTATTTCAGTCGACCAACAATTCCCATCTCTTAATATTGAGAAAAAGATTGTTCTTAAACACATGGCTAAATTCGATGCGATAGATTCAGACTTCGCAGAAAAGCTAGTTGTTTGGGCTGATATTATCAGAAAAACTTTTTATGATGATGGTGTTGATGAAGTTATTTCAACTAGAAGACTTTGTCATATCGTACAAACATTTTCAATCTTTAATAAAAGAGACAAAGCAATTGACCTTTGTATCTCAAGATTTGATAACGATACTAAAGAAGCTTTCCTTGACCTTTACAGCAAAGTAGATGCTGATGAAATTCAAGCAGAGGAGAACAATGTTTCAGAAGAAATCTAATATAGATTATAAATTTAACGAAGGAGCTCTTATAAAAGAGCTTCAATCGTATATAGACAAAACCTATGAAGGCCACTATTCAAAAAATCAGTTTCAATCAACTGAATTCATTATTGATTGTGGACATGGCATGGGATTTGCTTTAGGAAACGTACTTAAGTACGCTCAAAGGTATGGTAAGAAGCAAGGTTATAACAGAGCTGACCTTATGAAAATTTTACACTATACTATAATTGCTCTGGACTGTCATGATAGAAACGAAAAATAATCGTTTACAAAATGACTAAAGTATGGTATAATATATTATTATGGAGAAAATATGAATTTATCAAATGACACCTTGAATGTGTTAAAAAACTTCGCAACAATAAATCCAAACCTAGTTTTCAAACCAGGACAAAAGCTTAAGACTATATCAGAGTCTAAAACTATTTTAGCATCAGCAGAAATAGTAGAAGACTTTCCAACAGAATTTGGAGTATATGACTTAAACGAATTTCTGTCAGTTCTAAGCTTGATTGATAATCCAACATTAGAGTTTGAAGACAAAGCGGTCTTGGTACAAGGGAATGGCCAAAAGATTAGATACTTCTTTTCAGAAAGCGAAATCTTAACCACTCCTCAAAAAGATATTCAGATGCCTGACCCAGAGCTTGGAGTCAATATCGAAGAAGATGTACTTAATCAGATTCGTAAAGCGGCTGCAGTACTAGGTCATACTGAACTTTCAATCGCAGGTAATGATGGAGTTATTAAAGCTTCTGTACTTGATACAAGAGATACAACTTCAAATCTATTTGAGATTGAATTAGATAGAGACAATTCATGTAAAAATGAATTTAACTTCGTGGTAAGTATTCCTAACCTGAAATTATTACCAGGTGATTACTTTGTTAGCATAAGCTCAAAGCTAATCTCAAACTGGACTAATAGTAATTATCCGGTAGATTATTTTATCGCTCTTGAGAAAAACTCAAGCTACAATGTATAAATATATTGTAGGAATGGAAGATGCCGCATGGGGCGGGTCTTTTAATTTTCGTAATATGCATAGGAGAAAATTATGTCAGAAGATGTGAATACAAACGTTGAAGCTCAAGCTGAAGG